AAATGCACCAGCACTAAAGAAGTTTCTTAAGTGAGTTGGGATTGAGAAAATAGTTTTAGCCATTTGTGAAATACCTTTGGGAAATAAAAGTAAATTTCTATAGAACCAACTGACAGCTTTTTCAGCGCCGCCCATTCCTTTTTTATCACCTCTTACAAAACCTTGTAGGGCTCCCATAACATCATTAGCTGATTTGATTCCTTCAGCAATCTCTCTTGTTGTAAAGGTATCACCTAAAGGATTAATAATATTTTTAGTGGCATCTATTTCCCCTAAGACTTCTTTCATAGGAACTATTTCTATTCCTAATCTTTTTGCATCTAATTTTGTAGTAGCTTCTTCAGCGCTATTCCAAAAGAATCCTCTTCCTCCATTTGCTTGGATGTCAAAATTTTTAGCTTTAATTTCGGCTAAGTACCCAGTAGTTCTAGCTAGAGAAGATAAATTAGTCATTCCATTAAAGATAGTAAATCGTGGATCTTGTACTTCTCCAAATAATTCTCTTAATGCTTTTTTCTCAGCTTCAGTCCCTGCAGCTTTAGTCCCTAATCCTATTTCATGAGTTTTAAGTTTACCATCTTCCATACTCTTAGTCACATATTTAAAATCAGGAAGTCGACTTGGCTTCTTCATCTTTTGAGCATCTAATAAAATTTGATCTATAATCTCTCTAGCTTCTTGTTCAGTTCGGCCACCTATTTTAAAAGCCCTTACAGCATTATTGTAGGCTTCATCTGTAGGTTTATATTTTCTGAAACCATTAAGAAGATTACTTTTATGCTCAAAGATTTGAAAGGTATTGCTAGTATAACCTTCTAATCTTTTTTTAAATAATTGTTTTAATTCTTCAGGTGCGTCTGCTCCTTTTTTAACACCACCTGCATGTCTATTAAGTATATCCAATAAATTATTAAACTCGGCTCTACCGGCATTTAAATTAGAGATTAACTCTTCCTGCGCTTCTGTAGAAACATTTTTCATATTTAACTTACTTAGAAGCTCTCTTAATTGTTTAGGATCAATATCAGTTCCTAGATCTCCTCCTAAGAGAATATTATTTACTTCTTTTATAAAACTATTTTTTTGAGACTTGTAACTTTTATCTGCAACTTCTTGAGCAACTGGAAATATTCCATCAATAGCTCGAGTAATATTTTGAACCAGTTGAGTTGCTCTATGTGAATCTCTTACCTTTAAACCTTGTTTTAACATCTCTGATCTAAACACTTCTTCTGGTAAATCTCCACGTGGACTAAAGGGAGCTCTGATATATTTATCAATCCATCTTTCAAATTGTGAGCTACTGTAAGCTAAATCTTTTCCTCTTTTAGCCAGAGCTTTTGCTGTCTTTCCTACTCCAAATACAAATGGTGTAGCCAATAAAGATTCCGAACCAAACTTTAATCTGTTTAATAATTTTCTTAATGCTTCATCTCTACCAAAACTTTCTTCTCTATCTAGTTTAGTTGGGGCATTAAACATGTCTCCAAAAGTACCTATCTCATCAGTATCAACGACGAGACCCTCACCAGCTGCTCCACCGGTTACAGCTAAAGCAAATCTTTTATATTTAGCTTTTTTATTTAGATCGGTAACTTTATTTAAACCCTCTCTTAGTTTTGAGTAGCTAGGTGTTGTTCCTTTTCTACCAAACTCTGCGTAGAGACCACCTCTTTTAGCTTTTAATGCTTTAGTAGCCATCTTCCTAGCTGCTGTATTTGCTAGTTTAAATCCAATTCCACCAGGAACACCAATTTGAACTAATGCTTCAGTTAATTTTCCAATAGCTCTTTCTTCTGCTATCTCTTCAAATGGATTTAGTTTATCAAAAAATTCTTCTACACTTGCAGCGGTATCAGAATCTGCTCCTAGATCAATTAGCTCTGCGCCAAGTGATATGACCCCCTCTGGTATTTTAATTATTCCTGATGCAAGCCCTGCACCAAAAGCTTTGTACCAACTAGTTTCATTACCTTGTTCCGCTGAATTAAGGGAGTTATTATAAAGACTCATTTAGCCTTCCTCCTTTACGTGCCGCGCTTACGTGGTTTAATATTTTTATATTTGTCAGCAAATTTTTCTTTCCAAATTATCTCTTCTAATTCTTTTTTGGTAACTGCGTTCTCACCAAGTAGGTCTCTTTGCTGTTTCAACCACATTTTTGATCTATTATCTTTAGGTCGTTCTGGAATTAATACTAAATTTCTTTGCTTCGCTTCTGTTTGTGCATCGGGATAATTTAAACTTACTTTAGAAGCACTTACTATAGATTCATCTCCTGTACCACTTGCTGTAGAGTCTACAGTTTCACTCATACTTTCATCTAATTCTACAAATCTAAAACCATCATCCTTGTTTCCAGTTAATTGATAAACTTTATTGTTTACATCATCATAATAAAGAGAACCTGATCTCTTTTTCTTGCCTTCAGTTTTAGCAAACTTAGCTTCAGTTTTAGGGTCGTCACCACCAGGTCTCTGTTTGTCAGTGAAAATGGATCCAATGTTGTAGCCTTGTTTTCTAAGCTCATCAGCTTTTTTATATGTCCAAGTGGCATTGTTTCTTGCTTGACCCACATCTTTAAAATTTCCGTCCTGTGTACTTTTTATAGCTATAGTCTCTATCATGTCATCTAGTCTTTTTCCTGGATCATTTTCTTTATCAAACATTTTCTCTTGGAATTTCTCTGCTCTTATAATTTTATCAAGTTCAAAAGCTCTTCCTTCTTGAATTAATTGTTTTTCATATTCTCTTTTACCTTCTTCATCTAATTTTTGATAAGCTCTAGCTCTAATATCTATCTTTTCTTTATAATCTCTTTTATCTTCTTCTGTTAATTTAGCGTATGCTCTTTGATCTTTTAATAACTGAAGATTAAATTCTCTCTCGTTTTTAATTAAATCTTTATTCCAAAGTCTGTCATCTGTTTTTATTTCAGCTAAATAATCTCTCTCATCTTGTGTTAAAAACTGTTGATATGTTCTATCATCTTGTTTCATTAACCAATTAAATCTTCTGTCATCAAATTTTTGTTCATCTTGCAGACCCAAATTAACTGCAGCTCTTCTAAGGTCTCTATTATATTTAGCTTTTTCACCAGCACCTTTTATTAATTGTGCAGTAGCTGGTTGTAATTTATTTACTGCATCTGCAAAACTAGTAGCCCCTGCAACGCTTGGTCCAGCAGTAAGTAAAAAACTTGTTAAAGGGTCCATCCCACCATATTCACCAGCACCTTCTTTTAATTGAGCTAGATATTCTTCTACAGTCTTAGGTTTACCAATATCTGCTTCTGACATACCACCTGTATATTCTTCTGATAAGTATTTAGGAACTGCACGATTTTCAGGTAAAGCAAGATTTATATTTCCCGTTGTATCGCCAACATTTACTTTACTATTAATAGGTGCATTAGCTTGAAGTTCAGTTAGTTGTCTAGAATATAAAGGCGTTGCAAATTCTTCACCTGCAAAACCATCTTGAGCGTGTGTTCTGTCTACAATACCAGTCATAATGCCATTATCAACATTACCACCTTTTCTAAACATTGGTCTTTTAAAAGTTCTCATTACACTGTGCCTGTATTTCCCCAGTTTAAATTTCCAGGTTGATTAAATGCTCTGTAAATACCAGCTAACGTTCCACCAGCTCCTATTGCTGTCATCATAGGGTTAGGACTTGGCAGGTTTGTAGTTTGCGTTTGACCTGGGTATCCAGCAATCAAACTTGTTACACCTGAACCATATTGTTGTGCAGCTGTCATAGGTTGTTGTAACTGCTGTTGAGCCAATTGTTGTTGCGCTGCTAATTCCGCTTGTTTTTGCGCTTGGTTTTGTGCACCAAGAGTAGACAATGCTCCTATATCTTGACCTAAGAATGCTTGTTGTTGACCACCTAATCCTAAAGCAGCCTGACCTAAACCTAATTGTTGTTGAGCTAAAGCTTGTTGATTTTGAAAGGCTTGTTGGGCTGCGCCTTGTGCTTGGCCAAAACCTTGTTGTAACATTTGTGCTTGTAAGGCTGCTCGGTTCCTGTCGCTTGTTGCCTGATACTCTGATCTCATAACACCTTCACGACCTCCACCAAGTACACCTTTTCCTACAGCTTGAGCTGCAATACTTGGAATACCTTTTGCTGCTTGTGTATCAAATTCTTTTAATGTTGTATCAATAACATCCTGTTGATAAGGAGACATAAATTGTTGGTAAGCTTGTGGACCAGAAAACTGACCAGCTTGCCCTGCTAATGTACCTGCTTGAGTTTGAGCAGCCCCTGCAGTTGTTAAGAATGGTTGATAAGCACCAATACCTTGTGTAGCTAAAGTTTGTGCTTGTGCTTGTAAGGGATCTTGTCCAGCTACAAACTTATCACCAAAAGTTTTTGTTAAATCAGCTATTTTATAGCCACCTGCTGCAGTGCCTAAATTACTTAAATAAGTTTTACCTGCTGCTTCTATAAATTCTGGTGGTAATATTCTTGTTTCTTGTACTGCCATTATACTACTCTTTTCTCTGCTATTTTCATTTGATCATACAATCTTTGAGCACCTTTTTCAACGTTGCCATCCCCTATTCCTCTAACAGCATCTGCTGTCATTACAAATTCATTTTTACTTAACATAGCAGGTACATCATCTGCTTTTTCTTTTATTCCAACTGGAACAAATCCACCAGTATCTCTATAGTCTCGTTCTAGAGTACCAGCTGTATTCCTTCTCATTTGACCCATAGGCATACTTTGTAAGCCACCCATAGCTGATTTGTTTCTTAAGAGAAGTCTTGGTATTTTTCTGTTTGGATCATATTTATATGGTTTACCTTTTGGCATTTCAGGTTTTATACGATTTCCATCTTCGTCATATTTAATTTCATAAGGACCTTTTATTATAAATTCATCTAGGTCTTTTAAAGACCTTAAACCTTTTTTAGGTGTACCAGATTCTAAACCAACTCTTCCGCCAGTCGCATATTCAGATACATTTGTTTCTACAAACTCTTCTACTTCTTCAGCAGATTTATCCGGATTTGTTCTACTATAATAATCTCTTAAATACACTTTTAATTTTTCTGGATCTCTTTTAGTTTCTTCTATCTCTTCTGGACCCATACCTGAAGCAGCTAAGATACTTCCTATTGCTCCTACAGTCCATCCTCCACCAGGGATTTTACTGAAAAGACCACTTGCTCCTGATCCTTGAACTGGAGAATATAAAAATTTACTTTTTGCACCGCCTCCTAACAAAGCACTGATACCACCACTCTTACCAAAGATACTAGCAGCTGGTCCACCAAAACTTGCTCTACCTAATAGACCACCAAACTGTGTTCCTGGTATACCAAAGGCAGCGGCACCGAATAAAGCAGCTTTACCAATAGGTGATTTAACAAACTTTTTAACTCCTCTACCTATTGATTTAACGAGACTTCCGAGTCCGTATAATTGTCTGGGTTGTTGCATTCGTGATATTGCCATAATTTAAATATACTTATATTGTTGAGCAGGGCTAGAAATCCTGTAATATAATAGTTTATTTGATTTTTATATCTTCGTCAAGTGGTTTGGCGTTCTTTGCAGGTCGTGTACCTTGATATAAATCATCGAAAAATCTACCTTGATATAAGAACTCTCCAACATGGGTAATAGTATCCATTACATAAACATGTACTTTGCCCCCCATGTCTCGCCATTTTTGACAGAAACCAAAGTCTTCTCCAAAGTATCTTTTAGTCTTAAGATCGTGCCAAGTATCAAACAAGTTAAAAAAATTAGTCTTGTTATCTTCTTTACCATTAATAAAAGTAGGCTGATGTATTTCTAATTCTGGATAATGGTTAATCATATCCTCCAATACTTTTCTTTTAATTAACATACATCCTGTAGGAGCATGAGTTACTTCTATAATACCTTTTTCAGATATAATATTTTTAGGATCTTCTACTTTAATTGGATAAGTAAAGCCTGCTCTTGATATATCTTCTGCAGATTTAATAGCATCTTCTTTAGTATTAACTCTTCTCCATATTTTATCCCAATCCATCATCTTCATAGGGTAAGGACATGCAATAACATCTAAGTCTGCTTTCAACATTTTTTCAACAGTGGAAAATTTAAAGTCAATATCTGAATCTATAAATAATAAATGGGTATATTTGTCTTTATGATTCAACATTTCAGCCACACTTAAATTTCTACCCTGTGTAACTAAAGAAGATTTTAATAAAGTAAAACTAACTAATATATTTCTTTTTAAACACTCCATTTGAAATTTTAAAACAGCTTGACAGTAGTGCATAGTTACATCACTATGACAAGGAGTGCACACCATAATCTTATATGGAGACTTACCATCTGCACCACCTACATTTATTTCAATAACATTAGTGTCACCCTCGACTTTATTAGTTTTAACAGTTTGATAGGTATCATTATTAACTTCTGTTTTTTTATTTTGGTTAAACCATATAGGTTTATGTGGATTTGACATTTATTGCCCCTGTTAAGAACCTTGTCCAAGACGTGCCTATCTTATTCCAATTGTAATAAGCGTTAACATAATCAGATTGAGTTTCTATATGTTTATGTATCATTTTTTCATGCAATATATTTGCAGAAGCTTCTATTGCAGAAGCAAATTTTACTGCAAGTCTTCTGTTATTATTATCAAAAGGAATGTACATAGGAAATTCAGCACCTGTTTCAAACAGAGCACCAAGATTTGTTGTAACACAATATAGTCCCCCGGCCATACATTCTAATAAAGATATACAAGATGTTTCTTCAAAGATGCTTGGGTATGCATACATATTATATTTATGCATGTTATCTTTGATGTAACTATTAGGCCTATAACCTATATAGTTTACATTAGGTAATTGTTTTGCTTGCTCATAAAGTTCTGTGTAGTTATGATCGTTCTGTTCAAAAAAATGTTTTCCATACACCTCACATGAAGAATAAACATCTAAAGTAATCAAAGGATTTTTAACTAATTGCATTGCACCAAGTAAAACAGATAATCCTCTCCAAGGTGTATTATGATGAATTATCTTAATAGGTTTACCTTTTTCATAAGGTTTTGCTTTTTGAATTTTGTCTACACCATTTTTAATTACTAAACATTTTTCTAATGGTATATCAAACAACACTCTAAATTTTTCATAAGTCCAATGAGAATTAAATACATACCAATCATACTTATGATGATTTGATTTATCTTCAAACCAAGGAGCTAGATTAGGTTGATCGTAAGAATTTTTTTGCCAAAGTATATTTACTTTAGTTGGATGTAATGGAATTTTTTCAGGTACAGAAGTTGTAATCTGTACTTGGTCTAATAATTTCTTATCAACGTATTTCTCTAAATACTCGAATTGTAGTTCTGTTCCGCCCTTAGGACTTTGGTTTCTTATTATCATTATTCATTACTTTCTGGAATACATCTAGACCCTTTGGTGATACATGTACTGTTACATCAGTTACAATATCAGGTCCTTCTATTTTTTCTATAGAAGTTTCACCTGTTCTTGTATTTCTATAAGTTGTTACAGTTGTACAATCGATCTTATGTATATTATCCGTTTTCATTCTCTCTGTTTATAAGCGCATAACTTATGGCACCTTGTATCTTATTACTGCCTGTAGCTGCTTGTACAGTTATAGCATCACCTGCTTCTAAATTCAAGCCTTGAGGTGAAGCATTTACTTGCGACTTAGCAGCTAAATCATCTCTAAAAAATTCATACTCAGTGCTTGAATCAGATGAGTCAACTAAATTCATCTGTACCACAATAGATGATGATGCGTCGTTATTTGCACAATAAATACTTTTAACTATAATGGCTCCATCAGTAGGACAAGTAAGCACTGTAGCTTTGTTTACATCCGCTTGTTTGAAACCTTGATTTTTATATTGTATAGTCATTATGATAAAAAGTAATTAAAAGCGTCTTGTTCATTCTTTAAATCTTGTTGAAAAGAAAAATTAAGTTGTTGTTTCATTGTATTTAAAGATTCCATAATCTGTCTTTGATTATCAACATCATATTCCTGTTTAGGTTCAGGTATATAATTTGTTATCTTAGCCATTATGCAAACTCTTCTCCGCCGGCTTTAAATATTCTTCGTTTTTGGTCGTCACTTAGTGTTTGACCTGTTTGTTTTTCCCAGTACTCAATAAACTCGTTTGGTCTAATCTTGGTGTCTTCCTTACCTCCCCACCATTTAGTATCATCTAGGCTTTGTAATTTTGGATAAACAGTTTCAGGGGCCACACCCCATTCCATTTCTTTTAAAGCTTTTTCTTTTTGCTGTTCGTTCATTCCAACTGGTATTATCATATTTTCTAAATTATTATTAAGTGAAGTAACTCCTACATTAGGTACGTTGCCCTTTTCTAATATAAAATCGGAAAATGACATGCCATCACCATGATCTGCTAATCCTAACCTCTCGTACTCCGCAGCAAGATCTGAAGGTGTGTTATCCATTCCACCCATCCAATCCATATTTGTTTGAAGATCTGTTATGTTAGCTGGAGCAGGTCTATTAAAATCATTCCACGGCCCAGGTGCATCTTGATTAACAAATTTTGTTTCTTGTCCTGGAATCATATCATTGTATCCTGTATCTATTGTATTTAAATTAGTAGCAGGTCTATTAAAATCATTCCACGGTCCGGGTGCGTTTTGATTAACAAAGTTTGTTTCTTGTCCTGGAATCATATCATTGTATCCAGTTATGGCTTCTTTAGTAATAGGTGTAGACCATGGATCCATTCTTGCCATAGGTACATCACCTCCTTTAGGAATATATACTTTTTGATCTGCAGGGGCAGTTAAACTTAATTTATTAAATTCAGACATATCTTTAGGTTGTTTTTTTCCACCAAATAACTGTTTAAGAATACCTAAGATACCAAAATTTGGGAATGCATCTCTCGTTTCTGCAAAATCTTCTTTATCAGTATAGTAACCCATCTCTCCCTCTTCATTTGGAGTTATTTGTCCAGTTATTGGATTTTTTATTCCTCTTAATTGATAATTTTTCATAGGATCACCCCATGCCGGTAAACCTTTTATACCTCTGTATCCTGGCGCACCTCTACTAAATAAATTTCCAAAGAAACTTGGTTGACCATAACTTTTATAAGCTGATCCAATATATTTAGTTGTGCCATCAGGCATTGTCATAATTTCTGGTAGATTAGAATACTGTCTTGTTCTTGGACCTGTTTGTACAGTTTGACCAATATTTTGTTGACCGGTTAAAATAGATTTCATCTTAGCATCATGAGCTTGTTGAATTTGTTGATTCATATAATTAGAATGTCCTCCTCCTACTCCTGGAGCTTTTCCAGCTGGACTTCTATCTCTAGTATAATCCCCTTGATCGTTTAAAGACATAATTCCATCTGGACCTGTGTTAGGACCATTCTTCAATGAACCGTGTAAATCTTTTTTAACTAATAAATCTTTTTCTGCTTTTGTAATATAAGCTAGTTCTGTTTCAGGGTGATCGGGCCCTGATTTCCATTTAACAGGAACATTACTAACTGTTTTTTGTTTTCCTAAATAATTTCTTGCAGGCTTACTACCACCTTGCATTTCATAATTGATTCTTTTATCTACCGTCATTATCTTCTTCCATCTGGTTGTGCATCTAATCTAAGTGTGCCATATCTCCATGATTCACCTACTGCAGTGTTGGCTATCCGTACAGAAACTAATCTGCCTCTAGCTCTTGTATCTACCTTATCAGTAGAAGACGTTATTGTAAAGGGTCCAAGAGGTGAGCTGACAGCTACATCATCTGGATAGCTACTTACAAATAAAGTCACTTGAGCATTACCTGTTTGGTATTTAAAATCAGGTATAAATCTTTTAACTGACATAAAGAATTCTCCATCACCTCTATAGTCCACAACCCCTGTTGCCTGACCCAAGGCACTCTTACGTGAAGTAATATCCCAGTCTCCCGACCTAATAAATGCATCAATAGAAGTTGTCCCTGAGCTGTTGACTTGATCAGTTCCTACTTCATGAGAATAGTAAATACTGGCTCCATATAAATTTGTAATACCTAATATATCTGGAAATACAGGTGTACCTGTATTTACGTAATCAGTTGCATAAGGAGCATTAAATACCCCTTGATCTTGATAAGTAGTTCTAGCCAACGATGAAGTTGTCCAAACATTTTCTGAATAATTATACGTTACACATCTGTCAATTTGATCAGATCCACTTTTAGGATAAAACCAATTTATTTCTGTATATAAAGAATTAGGTGAAGAATAAATAACATCACTTGAACCTAAATTAATACCTAAGTTGTCTCCATGTGTATTAAATACAAAATCTTCTACAAGTGATGGTAATGATTTAACTGTACCATCATAAGCAAAAAAACCACCTTCGGATGACATCCACCAGACAGCACCATTTGCATAAGACATAGCATGTTGACCAATACATCCACAGTTAGTACCAACTTGTCTAACAGAAAAAGTAAAAGGTGGACCAACAAACTGAATTACATAAGCTGCAAGATCAGTTGCTACAAAAATATAATCTTTACCTTGTATGGCTGCTCTAATTTCATTACCGGTATCTAATCTAAAAGTACCTGCTGTATTAGTTGCTGTTGGTGCATAAGTATTTAAATCTTCTTGATTAGAGAATCTTACAAACATAGGGTCTTGTGTTGTAGAATCACCTATAGTTGTTTCAGTACCTAGGTGAAATAAATGTCTATCCCTATCTGAAACAACAGAAATTCTAGTTGCTGTGGGATTACTTGTAGTTACAAAATTTGTTGTAGATTGTGAAGCTCTTATAGCTCTAGCCCCTGACGCTCCAGCATTCCAAGTAAAAGTTTTACCATTAAATATTGTAGCAACTAATACTTCTCCAAAATTATCAAGACTCCAGTTTCCTGGATCCAGAGTCACTGTGCTTATAGTACGTTCAGTACCCCATGTAGAATCTCCCCATAAATAAGTTCCCCAACCATAACCAGTTGTTTGAGTTGTTGGTCCTATTTCAACATAAGGATTAACAGTTGCAGCTCCCACTGCAGTCATGCCAGATCCTCCTTCAGCCCTTACAGCTTGAACAGTAAATTTATCTACAGTTGCGACTGTTAAAATTTCATAAACTTTTTCTAATTCTGCTGCTGTAAAATCTGACGCACCTGTAACAGTTACATCAGATAAAGTTACATATCTTCCTACAGCTAAACCATGAGATCCCTTATTAACTTGTAAAACATTTGAACTAGTAACTGTTGTTAAGGTGCATCCAGTGATAGCGGTATCTAATGGAGTAATATCAAAAAAATCATTACCATAATATAAAAATAAACCTTGTGAGGTTCCTATAGCTGAGTATTTCTCCCCTGCAAAAGATCTAAAACTATGTTGTTTTCTAGCAGCTCCGGGTAATGTCTTTGACGCAGCCGTAAGTTGAGACCAACCACCTATTTTTTCAGGTAGTCCATATCTAAATCTAACAAAATCTCCATCTGTCCACTGCCCTTCGGCACCAGATTCTGTATCTTGCTTATTGAAGCCAGGCTTGAAATTTAATTTTTGTAGCATATACTAGCTTATATATTAGTTTTATAGAGAATGAAAGTAGCATAATTATGGACCATTTAGAAGCAATTGTTATGTTAGACAATATAATAAACCCTAAATTTATTGAAAAAATAATTCCGTTAATTGATGAAAAATCAAAAAAAAAATTAGAAATTAGAAAAGGTGTGGATGAAGACGTAAGAAATGTAAAAGGCTATGGTTTAAGTTTAGATAGCCCCACTGATATTTTTTATTGGAATTTTATAAAGTCTGAAATAGAAAAAATTTATTCTCACTATAAATTTAAATTTCCTTTTATGGCGAGTAATAAAATAAATCAAATAGATCTCTTAAAATATAATATAGGAGGTAAATATAATTTACATACAGATGATTATTCTACCACCACAAGACAATTAAGTATTATAATGAATTTAAATAATAAATATGAAGGAGGAGATTTGATCTTCACCGATCAAAAAGGAAATGAACTTAAGCGATATAGTTTAAGTGAAGGTTCAATTGTATTTTTTCCTAGTAATTTTTTATATCCTCACAGCATAGAACCAATTACAAAAGGAACTAGATATAGTGTGGTTGCATGGTTGCAGTAGATTATAAAGTAATAAAAAATTTTTTTAGAAAAGAAGAGTTAGAAATTTTACAAAAGTATTGTCATAATAAATTAGACCAAAATAAAGATTATATACTTGACAAACAATGTTTTTCACCAGCTTGGTACTATGATCCTCTAATGATTTCTTTTTTAGATATAAAACTTCCTATTGTAGAAAAACACTCTAATTTAAAATTGTTTCCAACTTACGCTTATTGGAGATACTATGTGTTTGGTGGAAAATTAGAAAGCCATATAGATAGACCTTCTTGTGAAATATCTGTCACTGCTTGTATAAAAAAATATGACAATTGGCCTTTAATTATAGAGAATAAAAAGATAGAGTTAGAAGAAGGACATGCTCTTTTATATGCAGGGTGTGATCACAAACATGGAAGACCTGGTATATATAAAGGTGAGGGTATGGCTCAAATATTTTTACATTATGTAAATCAAAATGGTCCAAACAAAGATCATGCTTATGATCAAATACATAAAGGAACGTATTAAATATATGAAAGAAAAACTAGTAAATATAAATAATTTTATAGCAACGTATGATAATTACATCACGCCAGAAGAATGTAATAAAGCTATTAAATTATATGAAGATCAAAATAAATTTAATAATACTATTAATAGAATAGGTTTTGAAAAAGCATCTATACTTCAAAAACAAGATCAACAATTTTTTGCAGGGGCTAATAATGTTGATGTTTGGTGGGAGGAGTTAAGACCTATGATAGTAAACTTTGATTTAGCATGGCAACATTATATAAAAAATATAGGTGCAGATGACGCTTACGATGGAGGACCCTTTCATTATACTTCTTTAAAAATACAAAAAACTTTACCAACAGAGGGTTATCATGTTTGGCATATTGAACATGGAAAAGGACCTGACAATGCACCTCGTGCTTTTGTTTTTACTGTTTATTTAAATGATGTAGAAGATGGAGGAGAAACTGAGTTTTTACATTTTTCTAAAAGAGTAAAACCTAAAACAGGTAGAATAGTTATTTGGCCTGCTGCATTTCCATATTTACATAGAGGTAATCCCCCATTGTCTGGTGAAAAATATCTTTTAACGTCTTGGATGATGTTGAAATAATTATGAAGAGTAAGAAGTAGGTCTTGCGCCTTTTCTTGTAATTTGATCTGCTTCACTTTCAGTAGA